GAAGATTTTCCGGAAAAACAGGAACTTATGGATTTGCAGAAACGCATTAGTCTTGGTTACTCAGCTACGTTTTCCGACGCTCGTCTCGTCAAGAGATACAGGGCGTATTTGGATGAAACGAAGAAAGAAGATCCTGAATTTGCAAAAACCGAGAGCGCTGTGGAAGCATTCGCAACTGCAGAATCCGGCAAGGCAAGAAAACGCCCACCCCGAACTGAAGCATGGGCATGCAACAACGCCAAAGACATTTGTGAAAAAGTTCGCCGAAATCAAGTTCTCATCTATGTGAGCAGAGAAGGTGCTGCGGCTGTTGATCCAATCAAGGCACTGATGGTTTGTGGTCAAAGAATGATCATAAACAAGCACTACGTCTTCCGTTTAAACCGGGAAGAGTTGCTCTCCCCAGTTACACTTAAAATCTGTGTACATGGCTCAACAAAAGGCGTAGACGTTCTTTGGTCGGACGTGAGAAAAACCGAACAGAATTACGGCTGGAACGACGGAGTGAACGACATCAGCATCTTGACAATTGACAAGATGCAGCGTTTTCCAAACATCACCCAACACTTTACGAACCTCCATGATTATGAAACACTGAAAGGACGCCGACTGGTTATGGTTTTGCCCAATGAACTGAAGTTTGGCACTATTGAAAAGACGCTTGATCATGAATATTTGGATACGACTGGCGAACGGTTTGCAGCCCGCGGTTTCGTTTCAAATATTAGTTCAGCGCCTGGAGATTGTGGTTCAGCTTACGTTCTGGACGATTCCGCAGCACAACGGCGAATTGTAGGATTTCATTTTTGTGGTGAGCTCGGAAAAGCTTATGGCGTTCCCCTTATTCAAGAATTGCTCCATGAAGAAGGTGAAGATTATGATGCCGTCCCTCCATTGGTAAACGGCAACATTTTGTTTCTTGGCAAAGCAAAGCTCAACGGAAAACCATACCGACACTTTGGTCCTACGCAAACAAAGCTCAGGCAAACCAAGATGTTCAATTCTGTCATCGAATCACCCAATCAACCGGCTTATTTGAGCTACGATCCAAATGGAACGATTTTGAAAGAAGCTGTTGCTAAGCAAAGCGGAGATGTTCCTATTATCGATCCATATATCCTTGAAGAAGCAGTTTCAGATTATGAGCAAATGCTCCCACGTATGCCACAATTTGAAGTTCTCTCTTTCCGAGAAGCGGTTAAGGGCAAAGAAGGCTCCGAATACATTTCAGGTATTTGTCGATCAACATCCGCTGGATTTCCGTATTCCCAGCAGACGCGACTGAAAGGCAAAACTGAATGGTTTGGATCGGA